CCTACAAGGACTTCTCGCTCCACCTCCTGCGGGAAATGGCGCGGTGCCTGGGCATGACCTACGAGAGCGCGACCGGGGACTATTCCGGGGCGACCTACTCGTCCGTCCGGATGGCGGTCAACGAGATCTTCGCGATCACGCGCGCCCGCCGGAAGTTCATCATCGCCCCCTTCTGCCAGCCCATCTACGAGGCGTGGCTGGAGGAGGAAATCTTCGCCGGCCGGATCGAGTTTCCCGGCGGCCCCGACGCCTTCATGGCGAACCGGGCGGCCGCCTGCCGAGCCACATGGGCGGGCGCCCCCAAGCCCGTCGCCGACGACCTCAAGGCGGCCAAGTCGCACGAGGTCTACCGCAACATGGGCGTGCTGTCCGATCAGGACATCGCCGACGATCTCGGGCTCGACATCGAGGACGTCTACGCCCAGCGGGCCCGCGAGAAGTCGCTGCGGGAACGCTACGACCTACCCGACAACTTCTACCCCACCTCGCTGTCGCAGACCGAGGCCATTGAACGAGCGCCGGAGCCCGATCCGGGCGCTCACCCCGGAGGTGACTGATGGCGACACCCATCCCAACGCTTGAGGCCGACCCCTGCGGCCGCGCCATGAAACTCCGCGAGATCAGGGACAACATCATCAGCGGCGGCGCCGTGGTCGAGGCCGAGCAGGAAGCCGGTCACGGCGGACGCCGTCGGGTGAAGTTCTCCCCGGCGAATGTCGGCTCCCTCGACCGGGAGATCGCCGCCGCCGATGCCGCCTGCTCCGCCCTGACCGGCGGCCGGGCCAAGCGTTTCGCAATCGGGGGGCGCATGTCGTGAGCACGAACGTCCTCCCCCTCCTCACCCAGCGGGTGTTCAACCGCCCGCTGCTGATCCATCCCGGCATGGCCGACGCCCTCTACGGGGTGCTCGACGGCCGGATCAACGTCGGCTCGTTCGCGGCCGACGTCCTGCCTCCTACCCCCGAGGCCAGCCAGTTCAAGGGCACCCGCATCCGCGAGGACGGCACCAGCCGCACTGTGCGAGCGACCGGCAAGACGGCGCTGGTGACCATTGACGGCTCGCTGGTCAATCGGGGCGCCTGGATGGGCAAGGACTTCTGCACGGGGCTCGTCTCCTACGAGGGGATCAACGCGCAGTTGGACGAAGTAGCCGTCGAGGCGGGGATCGAGAACGTGATCCTCGACATCAACAGCTACGGTGGCGAAGCGAACGGTATGGCGGGCACGGCCCGGAAGGTCCGCGAGCTCCGTAAGACCAAGTACGTGATCGCGGTCATCAACGACGTTGCCGCGAGCGCAGGCTACGGCCTTGCCTCCGGCGCCGACGAGATCGTGGTCTCCGAGACGTCGGTGGTCGGCTCCATCGGTGTCGTCATGCTCCACCTCGACCGCTCCGCGGAAATGGCAGCGAAGGGCGTCCGCCCCACTTTCATTCACGCGGGCGCCCACAAGGTGGACGGGCACCCGTTTGGCCCGCTCCCCGAGGGCGTTCGCGCCGACATGCAGCGCGACGTGATGGCCTTCTACGACCAGTTCCTCGGGGTCGTCGAAGCCGGGCGGGGCAAGTCCCGACTGAACGTCAAGCGGGCCCGCGAAACCGAGGCGCGCACCTTCATCGGGCAGTCGGCGGTTGACGCCGGTCTGGCCGACCGCGTCGCCTCGCTCGACGATGTTCTCGCCGAGCTCTCCAAGCCCCGCGCCCGGGGCCCCTCCTCCAAACCCTCAAACTCACCACGGAGTAAGGCAATGCTGCCTACCGAAGCCAACAACGAAGCCCCGGTGCTGAACGCTGCAGACCACGCCGCCATCGCGGCCGAGGTGGTCAAGCAGAACGCAGCCTGGGAGGTCGCCCGCGTCGCCCCTGCCGCGCCCGCCCCCGTCGCCGCTACCCCGAAAGCCGAACCCTCGGCGGCCGACGAACGCGCCCGCGTGCTCGGCATCAAGGCGCTCCCCGAGGCCAAGGGCCGCGACGCGCTGGCCGACGCCCTGATCGCCAACGGCACCTCGATCGAAGGCGCCAAGTCGATTCTCTCGGCGTCCCCCCTCGCCTCGGCCACCCCGGCCCCGGATCAGCGCCAGAACACCGGCGCAGAAATGGGCTCCAGCGACGGCCAGGTGAAGCCCTCGGCAGAGCAGGTCAAGACGGGCTGGGCCAAGGCGTTCAACCGCCTGAGCTAAACCGGCGGCTCGCCTCTAGCCATCCCCCCCAACACCGGCGCCCGCGGGGCGCATGACAAGGACTTCCCCACATGACCAAGCTCACTGAAGGCCGCCACGCTGGCGAGGGCCTCCTGTCGGAGGCAAACTTCCATCGCTCGCGCGGCAAGGCCACGATCAAGTCTGGCTCGGGCGTGATCGAGCCCGGCGCGATCCTCGGCAAGATCACTACTGGCGGCAAGTTCGCCCCGAGCCCGGCCGCCGAGACGGTCGGCATCGAAGGCGCCCAGACTGCCGTCGCCATCGCGATCTACGGCTGCGACGCCACCGCGGCAGATCAGGAGATCGCGATCGTCGAGCGCGACGCTGAGTGGCGGATCGGCGCCGTCGTCTATGAGGCCTCGGTCGACACAGACGCCGAGAAGCTGGCCAAGCGGACCCAGCTGGCCACGGTCGGCATCATCCTCCGCTAAAGCCACCCCCACCAGCACATCGCCAAGCCTGCCCACCCCCTGCGGTCCACGCGGGGCGAGCGCGCTTGTGCCATCGCAACAAGGAAACCGCGCGATGCTCGACATTTTCAATCAGGACGCCTTCAGCGTTACCTCGCTGACCGACGCCCTCCGTGATCGCAAGCCGCGCCCCTCGCGTCTCGCCGATCTCGGGCTGTTCTCCTACACCCCCGTCTCGACGCTCACTGTCGCCATCGAGCGCGTCGGCGACGTGCTGCAGCTGGTCGCCCCGACCCCCCGCGGCGCCCCCGGCGAAACCCGCGAAGATCCAAAGCGCACCCTTGAGGACATCCGCATCCCCCACTTCCAGCGCGACTGGTCGGTGTATGCGGACGAAGTCCAGGGTATCCGCGCCTTCGGCTCCGAGACGGTGCTGGAAACCGTGATGGGCAAGGTCGCGGCCAAGATGGCCGATCAGGTCGATGACCTCGACCTGACCGACGAGTACGCCCGCCTCGGCGCCGTGCAGGGCATCGTCACCTACAAGGGCGGCCAGACCCTGAACCTGTTCACCAAGTTCGGCGTGTCCCAGCCCGCCGAGATCGACTTCGATCTCGACAACGCAAGCCCGGTCGATGGCGTGCTCCGCAAGGCATGCACTCAGGTGATCCGCGCCATGCGGAAGGCCCTCGGTGGTCTGGCCTTCTCGAAGGTCCACGCCTTCGTCGGCGACAACTTCTTCGACGACCTGCTGCAGCATAAGGAAGTCCGCGCGACCTACCAGCACGCGGGCCAGTCCGAGTTCCTGCGCACCTCCTATGTCGGCCCGAACCGCGGCTCCAACCCGATCTTCGAGTTCGGCGACATCGTGTGGGAAAACTACGGGGCCATCGAGGACACCGGCGACGGCGCCCTGCTGGGCATACCCACCGACAAGACACAGTTCTTCCCGCTCGGGATGCCCGGCCTGTTCCGCGGCTACTACGCCCCGGCGGACTACGAGGAGACGGTGAACACCCTCGGCCTCCGGTCCTACGCCAAGCAGTGGCCGATGGTGAACGGCAAGGGCCGCCACGGCGAAGTGCAGCGCAACGTGCTGCACCTCTGCACCCGCCCGGGCACCCTGCTGCGCGGCAAGCGGACCTAACCGGCCCGCCTCTCCCTCCCACCCGGCCAAGGAACCCTCCGGAATGTCTCTGTTCGACGATATCGACGGCTCGCTGCAAGCGGCCATGGATCACGTGTTCGGCGAGGCAATCCGGGTGCTCCCCCAGCGGGTGGGAGGCAACTACGGGGCCGGGGCTCCCGACCCGGCCCGCCCCCCGCTCGACACCCGGGCGATCATCAGCCGTGCCCCCAACACGGGGAAGCTCGACTTCGCCGGAACCGGCCGCATGGGGGCGGAGCTCTCGCTGGCGCCGTCCGAGTGCTGGATGGACCGGGCCGCCTACGCCGCCCTCGGCTACGCCATCCGCCCCGGCGACATTATCGAGCTCACCGAAAAGAGCTGCGTG